GGGACCCCTGGACGGGTGGTTCGCGCGCATCAAAGCGGGCGACGCCATCAAAAGGCCGCAGTTCACTCTGGAGTCCTTTGAGGAAGACCTGGTGCTAGCGCAGCTGCCGAGTGTCGACGCTCGGGTCCGTGCCCTGAAGGACCTGACGTTGGGAGAAGCATTTACGACCATCAAAGTGAACTCGACGGCCGACGCTGGATTTCCGCGGAACAAGAAGAAAGGCCTGTGCATGCAAGACCTTATGGCCGACGCTGCGCAGTACTTCGATCTCATCGCTTCGAAGGGATTCAATGAATACCAAAAGAAGAACCCAGGAGAGTTTCTCTCGGTCTGTAAGAACAAGCATGACCGATATGAGATCGAAGACATCGGCAAGAAGATCAGGCCCTACTTTAACAGCAACGGTGGAATGGCTTTACTCTACTCGATCGTCATGCAGAACTACGCTGGCGCCTTGCTCGGCTTTTGGGAGAATCCTGAGTCGTGCAACGCCCACGGGTTCGCGTGGAACTCGGGCGGAGGCCAGCGCATATACGACTGGGTACTCTGGTGCTCGAAACAGAAACCGGGCGTGTACGCGATTGGCTACTCAGACGATGGTCTCTGGGTAGTGGTCACTCCCGATGGCAAGGTGCTTGTGTCCGACAAGGACATCGCACAGTGCGACATGTCGCTCGGCCAGTCTCACCGGCCTACAATGGTGAAGCACTTCCGGCAGGTCAGCAAGGACAAGCTAGGCCCCGGATGGCAGCAAGTGGCCCAAGCGGCGATTAATAACATCTGGACCCAAGTGGTGTGCCTGTACGGCCCACTGGTGTACGTGTCTACGGACAAGGTGCACTCAGGAGGGGTCGGTACGGCCGAGGCCGATCAAATCGGCTTCTCCACAATGCTCGCGCTCATTCGGCTCGCCTATGGAAGGGCGAGGGGCGCACCGCTTGAGCGGTTCCAGGAGGCTGAGAAGGAAGTGGAGCGGCGAACCGGACTGCGATTCAAGCCATCCCAGTGGCATGAGTGGCAGCCCGACCAGCCAAGCTACCCGTGGAGCTTCCTTGGAAAGAAGATTGTGAAGATCAAGAATCAGTACTACCCGCACGTAGACCTAGAGAAGTGCATCGTCCAACTTGTCACCCCGAAGAAGAATATGGGAGGCGAGGCGGGCCAGTGCGCCTGGATGGA